CGCTCCAAATACTATAGTTAGCGCATCAACGTATTGTTTTTGTGTTGCATGGTTTGCAGATTGCGCTCTTGTGTTTACTGAAAATGTGTTTGACGCTGAACTTGGTCCGGTCAAAGTAACTGTGTTAAACTGAATTGTGTTTGCTACCTTTTGTGATGTAACTGCATAATTTGCAATTTTTGCTTCAGTGACAGATAATGCAGCATAGTTATCTGTTAAAATTGCTTGATCATTTATTTTTGGATTTACTTGAAAGTAATCCCTATATGTTACATAAACATTATTAGAACCAGATGACGGTGCGCCTGTAAATGTTAATGTTGATCCTGATACAGAATAACTTCCATCATAAGGTGATTGTTGTACGTTATTAACTAATACCTCAATATCAGTTGTAGTGGTAACCGCATAAGTTAATGCAAAGGCGGTTTGTGTTCCATTAGCACTAAATACATCTGATCTTACTTCTAGTCTTGTATCAAAAGCACCTGATCTGCCAAGATAACTCATTATGTAATCTCCAATACAGATATTAATGCATCAGCAGATGATGCAGCATTAGCTGATACTTCTAAAAAGTCATTTTCTTCTAATACTACTTTTTGATCTCCTCCTACTGGTACTATTGAAGCACCTGAAGGTACTACAGCATCCTTTACAATGTAAACTGTATTAGCTCCTGCTTGTGCAGAGTTAGCACCATTAGACACTGTAACGCTTATTGAAATATTATTAGCTATTCTATTTGACACTGTCATGCCAATAATTGTTGATTGTATACCTGAAGCTGTAGGATTGTAAACTACTGTATTACCTGTACCTACTGCCTGTTTAATATAATTTTTAAATGTGCTTGCCATATATTATCCTAATGCTATTGCATAAACTATTGGATCCAATGGTGCGGTAGTTTGTGTTGAACCATCAGAAAAAGAAATGTTATTTAATGTGGCAATTCCAGTTACTTGCATATTAGATAAATTTGCACCTACTTCAAACTGTACTGTTCCATTAGAGGAAAATAACTTACTATCAGTAACATTAATAGCTAATTCACCCACATCAATGAAGGCACCATTAGCCGAATTAGTAGTGTTTGGGGTGCGCGTAGATACAGTAGTACGCTTTAATTGAAATTTGCTTGCCATGTAAACATTCCTATATAGGTTTAGTTTGTCTTATATAAGACAATATTATTTATACTGTAGTTATTTAGTCATTTCAGTTACTTTTTTTCTAGTATTAAAAGTATTTACCTTTGCAACTAGTCTTTTATTCTCAACATCTAAATTATGATTTTTTTCTCTTTCACTTTTTAAATTATTTTCTAATGCATCTATTATACCTGCTTGATCTTTAATACCTTTATCTAGCTCTCTAATCCGTTTTTCAAGATTTTGTATAGTATGAATAGAATCCTTGTACTTATCTATATACTCTTGTCTTGCACTATTTACATCTCTATTGTTTTTTTCAACTAATGAATTAACTTCACCTTGTAATTGTTGAATTTTATCACTAAGAGATTTCTTTTCATTTTCATATACACCACTTAAATCATTATATTTTTTTGTTACTAGATCTAACTTTGTATCGTTTATTAAATTTTTATTTGTTAAATCGGTTATTACTTTTTGTTGTTTTTGTATATAAATGTTAATATATTCAGTATCTTCACCACCCATAATATCCTTTCAATAATTAAAATGTACCTCCATCTAGCATTCCAAATGTTGGCACGTTTGATGTTACTTGTAATACCTGTCCGTTTGTTCCTGCTGCTGTAACTGATATTGCACCTGCAGTATTACCAAATAAAATACCATTATTAGTAAATGAAGACTGTCCAGTACCGCCTTCGGCAACCTCTAAATCAGTTGATAAGGTTAATGTATTAGCAACAATATTTGCAGTAAAAGATGAATTAGCTGTTATAGAAATATTTGTTGTATTAGAAACTAATCCAGGTGATGCAAATAACGTTTTTAAAGTAGCCAGATCTGTACTAGAATCTACACCATCAGAACTTGGATCCGTAGTTAAATTATCAAATAAAATATAAGTATTTGATGTTATATCTCTTACTAAACCAGTATAAGTCTCTGCAGATGTATTACCATACTCACCATAAAATCCAATATCAGTTGCATCTGTAAATGTTCCTGTATTTGCTTGTCCTTTTGCAAGTCTAATTACTGCATCTTCTACCTCTAAATTAGTAGTCTCAAGTGATGTTAGCGTTCCTTGTACAGTTAAATCTTCTACTGTTAATGTACCTGCAATTGATACATTATTTTGGAATGTTGCAACATTAGTAACAGTTACATTGCCAGTAACGGTAATTTGATTACTAAATGATGCATTGCCAGTAACTGTAATAACATTTGCAAATGTTGCATTACCTGTAACATCTAAGTAACCATCGGTTATAATTGTATTTTGTGTAATAACTGTATTAACAGTTGAATTACCTATATCTATTCTATCTTCTGCAGCAACTAAATTACCTACTGCAAGTGCTGTACTATTAATAGTAACATTAGATGATGCATCTATAACTCTTACTATAGTAGAATTGGCGGCAACGTTAACTGTTGAATTACCTACCTCAACTGTACCACCTGATCCTAAATCGATATAAGATGAATTAACAGCTAGTACATTAGTTGCATCACTTACATTTAAACTTGTAGAATTTGCTAATGCATTTACTGTTGAGTTTCCTATATCAACTGAGCCTGCAAGATCAATTGCAGAACTATTTACTGTTAATACATTTGTTGCATCGCTAACTAAAACTGTTGTAGAATTAGCTAAAGCATTTACTGTAGAATTACCGACATCAACTGTAGTTGTATTTACTGCAACATCACCAACATCTAAAGATGTAGTAATATCAACATCGGCTGGTAGGCCAATAGTTAAATCATTATTACTAAATGCAACATCTACCTCATTTGCAGTACCTTGAATAAAATGTGGTTCCCATCTAGATGCTGTATTATCATATACTAGATAATAATTATTTGCAATACCTGTTGTATCTACATCATCTAAACCAGTTAACTCTGCAGCTGAATTATTATCAACATAGTCTTTAATAGCCCATGATGTAACAAGCATATTATTTGATACAGATGCCAGGTTACCATCATCGGTAATAGATGTAATATTTTTATTTGATGCTGGAGTACCTATTGCAAGGTTGGCTGTGTATAAATTATCTACCCAACTTGAATTATTAGCTACAATTGCTTGATTTGCAGTTAACGTACCTGGTGTTCTTTTTCCAGCTATTGGAATAGTATTGGAGGTATCTGACCCAACTGCACTACCAATAAAAAGGATTTCACCATTTGCGGTATATGCTAACTCTCCAGGTTGTAATACGGGAGCAGCATTTGATGTACTCCTTTTAATTTGAATTGTGGTGTTCGCCATTAAAATGTTCCTCCGTCTACTGACGTAATATCATCTGATTCTATTCTTTTTACAATATATTTATCAGTATCCAAATCATATACTAATGTACTTCCATCAGGAACAGTTCCATTAGCTTCGAAGGTTTCATCCACATCTAGTAAGTTTGCTAATTGACTTACTGATACTGATTGACTCTTAAGGGTTATTGGTGCAGTGTTTGATATATTTGTTCTGCTTCCTAATTGTGCAGATATACCTGAACTCTGTCTTACAGTTACTGTTAATCCTGATTGATTAATAGGCATTACTTAGTTACCTCAGGCGTCACTGTTGCAATACCTTCTAATACTCTTGATACTGCAGATGCAGAATCAGTTAATTCAACATCATATACATATCTACCTGCTGTAAGACCAGATGTAGTATTAGCAGATAATGCAATTGTAACCGTTCCATTTGCACCACCTAAAGTAACATCAAAACTTGTTGCAGTTGATGAAGTAAAATGTTTTCTTATTTGTGCAGCACCGGTATAATCAACTAAATTAACTAAATCACCATTATCATCAGTTAAAGTAACAGTAGTTGAAAATGTAGTGCCTTGATCAATAACAAGATTTGCTTTAGTTGCCATATAGTTTCCTTATCGTACTTTTATTTATACGATAAGAAACTTAATAATTTTTATCTTTAGGGTATCTTGATGTCCAAATTGTTAGGCTATATTTAGTACCTTTTGTAAGAGTATTACATCTATGACCATGTGTTACTTGACCTGGCCATATAATAGCATCACCTACATTTACGTTTATATTAGAAAAATTCTGTCTAGGAAATATAAGTTCTCCCCCCTCATAATCCTCATTTAATTTAATACTAAAACTTACAAGAGATGCATCATGATGTAAGGGTAGGCTAGTTTGTTCACCTTCACTATATTTAATTACAAACATATCTCTTATACCGTACATTAATAAAGGTTTCCAGTATTCTTCTATTGCCGAATAAATTCTACTCTTTAAATAATCTTTTATAATATTAAAAATAACATGACTAAAGTCTCTTATTCGTACTTCCTGTCCTGGAAACTTATCACCTGGCATTGATTTCCAATTATCAAAATAGTTTGCTTGTCTAATTATTTGATTACAATCATCTTTACTTAAAAAATTACATTGTAGTATTTCAGGTGCAACAACACTTATACTAGTTGTAGAAGGTAGTATTTGATTGAAGCTTAAATATTCATCACATATTTGTTTATACTTCTGTTTTGATTTATCTCCACCATTTCCATGTAAGATAGATGGACAAGAATTAGTATAACCATTTACAAATTGTCTATTACTTAAATATCCTATTTCTCGTTCTGCACCAGCAAGACATGTAAAGATGTAACATTCATAATCTAAAACAGCATTTAGTTCTTTCTTTTTATCAAGATATTTCTTTTGATAGAATAATTGATCATCATCAGTATCTTTTATTTTATTTTCAATTAACTCTAATAAAGAATCAACATAACCTATTATACAACCACTATTTAAAAAGCGGTTATCGTTTCCATATGACTCAAAATATTTTGCTAAGAATTGATCAGGCCAACAATTCTTCTCCGCTGCAAAAACAATATTTACTTTCATATCATTAAATTTTTGCAACAATTCTTTTTCAGTATCATTTATTATAACATCAAAACCATCGACAAATAATACGATAAAGTTACCTTTATCTTGTTTTTTAAGTTCTAATAAATGATCGTAAAGTAAATTTACTTTTTGACCCCCACCGGTAGATTTCATACTACCACCATTCCATGGTATACCCTCACATAAATTTTTTATTTTTATTTTATTTACATTACATGATTTAATAAGCATGGAAGCTTTAGATTCATCATCATATGCTGTAACAACAGATAAAAGATTTTCATTACTATAACTACACTCTATATCAGAAGAAAACGTATTACGTGCAGGTCTAAAATTTTCCTTTAATCTTAAAGCATAAAATTTTTCTTTTAAATCTTTATTAAATAGTTTATTAAGTTTTTTAAAATTACAGAATACCTGCTTACTATAACATGCTTCAGCATCATGTATATAATCTGTTTCATAATTCATACCATTTAATAAAGGAAAAAATTCATCAACAGGTATTAAATTATTTTGTAAGTTGTAGTCTAATAGTTTTTTAGCAAAAATAGGGGTTAAAATATATGCATTAGCCATATATGGATATGCAGGAATATTTTTAAAGTAATCTACTGATTTACTTTTTTCAGGTTGCATCTCTCTATGATAAAGATAAAGAAATCCTGATTCATTTATGTGTTCGTTTATTAGATTAAAATCTATCTTTTGTCTTAAAAGCGTGTCATCTTCTAATATAATGCTAGGCTTATTTAATTTTACAACTTCTTTCCATGCTTTTATATGTGATAGAGCACATCCTATCTCACCATTTGTTAAACCAAATCTACCTGTTGTTGGGTCTATCCAGTTTTTAAAAATATTATATTCTTGATCTTCAAGGTGGTATCCATCAACTGCATCAATAATAGTATATTGATAATCCTTTAGTTGATTTTTAATATATTGAAGACGATCAACTCTATGCTTTAAATTAATAACAAAAATATTCATAATATAATTATAGTTTAATCAGGTTTTGATGGCCAGTTGTCTGCCTCTCTCCATTCTAGTGGATTAGTAATACTTTCAGGTAAATCTCTTAATTGCTGTCTGTATGTTGCCCATTCTGCTCTTTTACTAGAAGTAAGAACATCTCCAGATTGTGTCCAATCAGATTCAGCTAATTTTAGATTTCTATCATCTCTGATACCTTGTAATATATCATCATTAGACATAGGTGCTCTAGGTAAGGGTACGTTACCTTCAGCTAACCATTCTTTATAGATGCTTAATTGCTGACTAGGAGGACCATCTGTAAAGATAGTATATTTTTCTTCTAGATGCATAATTTCATTACCTTCTTCATTAACTATCTGATATGACATTATAACTCTCCTAACCATTCAATTTTACCATATGGATGACTTCCTCCATCTGATACTTGATTTACTCTATTACCACCTGAAACTACAGTTTTAGTATGCCCATAAGACATATTATATCTTAAACGACTTATACCTTCAGGTGATGCTTGACCGACTGCAAAACTGTTTACTGTATAGCCACCAGAACGTCCAAGGTGACTATTATTATCAGGTACTATATCTAAAACAAACGTTGTATTACGAGTACCAGTACCAGAACCTTTACGTATCCATCTTGCTGTACTTCCTCTAACGTTTGGCATTATAGCATTTGTAAATACTGCTCCTCCAAATACTGAATCAGCTGCTGCAGCACAAATAAGTTGCATATCTATATCAGCATCTGTTTTAGCATAATATCTTTGCATCTGTACTGCTTTTAAAGCAGGATCTGGTCGAACAAATGGTGTAGCAACGCTTCCCTTTTCAAGCTGTACATTTGATATGTATAGGAAGTCACCTACATTTGCATCAGAAATATCACACCAAATCATAACCGCTAGATTCTGAATAGTACTTGGACTAGGATCGGCAAAACTAGCTGTAATGGTTACATCTGTAAATTCAGAATCAGATATATTTAAATTTACTGGTGAATTTTCATAGTTAAAATTAGTATTAAGAGTAGGGTTAGTAGCATCAGCATTCCATGCCGATATTGGATCATTAGATAAACCATTAGTACCCCCATACCATGAAATAATAGCTGCCTTAACATTATCAATAGTAGTTGCATCAGATGTTTTTGCTTTAAAAGATAAAGTGGCAACACCTGCCTCAATAATATCCTGACAATTTTGTCTTTCAATATATTGTATTATTCCAAATTTACTTCCTGTGGTTTCAACATCAAATCTAAATGCATATTGTTCTTTACCATGTGTGTAAGTTGGTGTGTTAGTAGTTTCACGACCTAAATCAACTATGTTATTACCATCACTAATTAACTTCCATCTATCACAGACATATTCTGTATCACTATTGATTGCAAAATCATCATTAGAGAAAACATTATCTATTGAAGTTCCTCTTTGCCAATATTCAAAGTTACCGTTCATTATAGCATTATGTGTACCAAAAGATGTATTTGATTCTGCAAAAGCCGTTACAACTGTATTACCGGTTAATGCTGTATCTCCTTTATCGCCTTTTTGACCTAGTTCTCCTTTTTGTCCTTTTTGACCCTTCTCACCTTTTTGACCTTTTAGTCCAACAATATTAAATGTACTTGCATCGGAGTTTGTAAAGGTTGTTGTATTAGTACCGTCATCAAAAGATGCACTATTAATTTGTTCACCTTTTTGTCCTAGTTCACCTTTCTGACCTTTTTGTCCTTTTTCACCTTTTTGACCTTTATCACCATATCGAATAAAGTTCAATGCAAGTGTGTCACCATTTGCATATGCAACATTGGCTGTTTCAATACAACTAACTCCTGTAAATTGTACAAAACCTGTATTGGCTACAACTGTACTATAGGTAAAGGATTGTGTTTTTGTTGTATCATCAATATCTTTAATAACTATTGTACCTGCTGGATCTGAATTACCATCATCTAAAGTTGCAAGAAATGCTGCAACATTTGCACCACCAACTATTTTATTATCTACTGCAATAACATTTGCAGCCGCGTTATTGGCACTATTAAATATAATAGTATTATCACCTGGATCTGAATCAGTATCTATTACTGAATTATCAAATGTGAAAGAATAATTATCATCGTATGTTTTTAATGGATATCTACTTGATCCATCATTTGTAAATTCCCATCTATCATTTACCTCATTCCAAGATAGTTCAACATTAGCTGATGAACCTCTATTTACTGTTACTGATACATTACTACCTGGTGGATCAGATAATGTTAATCCATCTGAAAATACAAGTGATGTGTTTTGTGTTGAAAGAGCAGCTGTTATTTCTGCATTACCAGTAACAGTTAGATTTTCTATGGTTACTGAATTTGATAATTGAATTGCACCGTTTACGGTAAGATCACCTGTAACGTTTAAATTTTCCGTTACATCTAAGCCATACTTTACTCTAAAGTTTTGATTATTTGCTGCCATTTAGCTTCCCTATCCACTAAAATTATTCGAATGCTGTTTGTATAAAATTGAATGTACTATTTACTGCAGAGTTACATAATAATTCAAAATGAGTAGCATTAGCAGAAACACTATAGGTAATAAATTGACTACCTGTATGTACTGAACCGTATTCAGTTACATGGGCATTACTTGATCCATATACAACAATAAGTTCTGTTAATGATCTATTGTCAGCATTTGCAGTTTCAAATGCATTCAAAGTATATTTAGCACTTTTATAATCTGATATTGCAACATTAGTAATTGTATTTGTAGTAGTATCATCACCACTAGTCCAAGTAAGTGCAATTGTGTTACAATATAGTTGTGCTTCTCCTGTAAATGTAATTTTATTATTTACTGAAATATCACCTGTTATCGTAACTGATGAATCTACTTCAATATTTGATGTTGCAGTAATATCAAATGTAGCCGTATTAACTGTTAGATTAGCTACATTCACATAAACGTTCTGTGATGCATCTCCTACAGACGTATTTGATGTTATTGTTAAAGAGTTAGAAGATATTGTGGTACTATAACCGGTTACTGTTACATTACTTGAAACTGTACTATTTGAAAACCCTACACTTAAAGCTGCATGAGCTGCTGTATTACCAGCTTCACCACCTATTACTGCTTCAGTCTTTAAATTATTAGCTGAAAGTAATCCAATAACATTTACATTACCAGATGTATTGGCCCCTGCCTGTGTTGAATCAGCTGTTACTGCATATACTGACATTGAATCTGCAAGCTGGTTAGTTGTCTCAACCCATCCTGCAAATGTTCCTGTTGCTATAACAACATTTGATACGCTTCTAGTCATTTTTCTCTAATAATCCTTTAACTAAAATTTTTAAATCTCTTAATTCATCTTCTAGCTTACCGATTCTTTCATCTTTCATCTTTACCGATAATCTATCTTTTCTTTGTTGCTTATATAATTTATAAGCATGTACATTAGTATTTATTAAGGCATTAGACTCTTTATCTCTTTTAAAATCAGTAAGTGGTGTTTTTAATAACTCTCTTTCCATTATACTGATACTGCTACTGCCCTTAAATCATCAACCTCTGGTACATTATATTCATTTTCAGAAAGTAATACTATCTTAATTGCTAGATGTTTATAACCATCATACGCTCTATTCTCACTATCATGATATCTTACTTCATTACTATTTTGATTATACTTGAATGCTTCACCTTTATTAGTAATTTTTTGTATGCTAGCAGAAGATGATGCTGTACCTAATGTTGCACTTATTTCAAAAGAACCTGCAACTGGTGTATTTGCAACACTTACAACTTCGTAATCATCTTCATCATCTGTATATACAACTTTAATTAAATCGTTATTTGCTAGTTCTGAATCGTATGAAGAACCTATACCGTTAATAGTAGTATTAGTACCAGTTGCATTTGTTGTTGCTGCTCCTGCAATAACTGATACTACTGGTGTTTTCTTAAATGTAAACTCATACTCTTTTAAATCACCACTATTTAAAGATGAACTGAATACACCTGCATCAGTAACTTGTCTTAATGGAGACCAGTCCTTATCTTCAAATAATTCTGGATCCTGACTACTTAATATTTTAGCATATACTTTAATATCAGATCCACTTGGTTTATATGCTCTTACAAATACTTTAACATCTTCTGCATCTAAACCATCTTCTAATACTAATCTCTTAGATATGTACTTACATGATGAATTACCATATCTAGTATTTTCATCTGCATAGCTATTATTAATGTTATAGTTTATGACTAATACGCTTGATGGATTAACATCTACTACTGGTGATGTATCGTCATATGTTGCAGTAAATTGAATATTTGCTGTAAATGATTTAGTAATTGTTGTACCACTAATTTCATTAGATCTACTTTTAACTACTGCTGTATCGTTACATTGTAAGACATTTTGTTCTGTAAATAGATGTGCTTCAGTAGCAGTACCACCACCTGACTTAGTTACCTCTGTATCTAAAGCAAGAGTTGTTTGAGATAAAATTAAATTATTAATAAATGGTGTATACTTACTAAACTTAACATTATCTACACTAAAGAGTTTAGATTGTGCTTCTGATTGATCACCAACTAAGTATCCTAAGTATGTACTATTTGCAGCTTCAAATAAATGTGTACTATTAGCTGAAGTACTATCTCTAAGATATAATTTTTGATCTGATGAATTATAGTAATCCATTCTACCAGTAACAACTTTTTGTAATACTGCTTTATTAAATGTATTGACAACATATGCAGGAGGTCTATTAACTGTAAATGAAGTACTATTTGCTGCCTGTACGGTAAATACATCAAACTTTTCAGTTACTGCATAATGCTTATCGTTGGTAATAGTACTTACAAAAGCTACATCGACATTTAAACTTGTAGCGCTAGCAATAGAAACTACCTGTCTTACTTCATCACCAATTTGTATGAAGTCACCTGCTGAATATTCATTACTAAAATCAGTAGTTGTTGAACTTGCATTAGTAACCGTTACTCCAGTTACTGTTACGTTTGCTGTACTTTCTGAATTACTTGTTCCATATATTACTAATACTTTATCATTTACAGATAATGTAGAAGTTAAATCGTTATTAGTAGTAATAACTCTACTTGATGTATTAGTTGTTAGAGCTGTATCAATATATGCATGATCCATTTGTGCAATATCTTCACCACCTGTGTAACTACCACTTGCAACATTTACAGTTAAAAATTCATAATCACCGTTTTCTAATACTGCTGTTCCTGATTGACTACTAAACTCAGCCCTGTTAACTTTAAACTTAAGATCTTCACCCTGTATTGCAGAGAATGCCCTATTACTAGTAGAGGAGAATAATGTACCTAAACCCCAACTTTGATTAGATATTAAAGATGTATCAGTAACATCTGGTACACCTGGTTCAGATGTCCATACTCTATAATCTGGCGAGTTAGCATCAGGTGATATAACTATTGCATATTCAACACCTGCTTTTAAAACTAATGGTGAATTAAAAGTAAATTTAGTAGATGTTGCTGCTGTTGCACTAGTATTAATATCTGCAGGTCTCTTATATACTCTAGAATATGGTATTGATAAAGTAGTAGGATATCCTGTTTCTTGATCTACCTCTCTTAATTCAATAGCAACACCTCTTGTTGCATCTTTACCTTGAAAATATAATTCTACTGAGCTTACTAATAGATAATCACTTCCTTTTTGTCTATCTACAGTAAATGTTTGACATAATGGATCCCATGCTCTTACAACAATACTATGCCACTCTCTTCTGGTTGTTCTTGTTTGTGAGAATGTTCTTCTTGCAAAACTATGACCGCTTGATAAATCAAAATCTTTAGTATTAACTGTTAATGCAGTTGCAGCACCTGATGTACCAAATGATGCAAACTTACCTATTGCTTTAGATGTAGCTGAATCTTCTGAAGCAAGAGTGTTAAAGTCCATAACTAAAAATTCTTTTTCCCCTGAGGTAAATGTATTTGCTGGCATGTTTACTATAACAGCAAGTTCACCTGTTGAATTAGCAGTTAATGTTTGTGAACCAGTTTTAGATGCTGTCTCTAAGAAGTCATCAACAGAAAGTTCTCCAGTTACTGATTCAGGTAACAATCCAGGTCTACAACTACTAGATATATCTGTATTATCAAAAAATACAAAATGTTCTGCACCAGGTCTTAAACCATTGATATACAAGCATATTTTTTGTGCTCTTATATAAGGATTAATAGATACACTGGTTAAGAAATTACCTACCTCATTTACTGATGATTTTGTTGGAGGTACTGTAATACCTTGAAATGATGTTCTTGTTGTAGTAGTAACAGTATTTTTATGAACTGTAGTTGAACTTGGTCTATTACCTATCCAATCTCTAGCCCATGCATTCCAATCATTTAAACCACTACCTTGGAAAACTAAATCTCTAGAACGGTTAGTTGTAGTAGAAGATGTTTGTGTAATAGCTCTATTAATTGCATTTTGCGCTCTTACTAATTGTGATATAGGATCAGCAATATTAATATTAATTGTTGAAGAGCCTGTAACATCTAAATCAAAGAAGTTATCAACTCTTGGTACAACTTGCATACTACCACCAAATGCCCAGTTATCTTCAACTAATGTTCTTTGTTTGTTTGCAATAGGTTGATTTACTAATGTTACTTCGCTAAATGGTAATGTAAGTATATTACCAGTCTTAGTAATATTAGAACTATCACCATTATTATATTTTAAATCAATTGGTACTGATGCCTCTTGTGGATGTAACCTTGATGTTGGTGCATCAATTTGTGCTTTATATTCACCATCGTTAAGATCAGATACAATATAATTATCCATCGCATCGACCATAAATCCATTCTTAAATAATTCTATTTGATTATTTGCATCGCTTGTTAATGTTTTAGCAATAGTATTAGATTCAAGAGTATTAATTAATGCATAATATTCTACTCTTTGTAATCTATTTTCTATATCCCTAATATCTTCCATTGTATAACGTACTGTACTGTTATACTTAATAGAGTTTTGTAATTCAGGTCTCTTGGCATCATTAGCCTCTTTAGAAGATAACGTTGGAAATGGTGCAACATATATCATTGCTAGTGGTAATGTTCTTACCTCTGTTGCTGGAGGTACTGGTGCATAACTTGGAATACCTTCTTTAATTCTTATTAGTCCATTTTCATCAACAATTAATCTATCAATTCTACCTTGATATGCTTGAATATCAGTAGTAAAAGATCTTAATGGTGATGGGAAAAACTTTTCATTGGTATCAAAAGTTTCTGTATTAGATGGATCAATTGATGCAGCACCTGCAGTTGTTGCTGATACATCTGCTGTATTACTTACAATAGGTCTGCAGTCTATAGAATCTCTTAATGATAATGCAAGATCGGTTTGCTTAGAAACATATATTGGAATAGATTCTGTTCTAATTTTATTAGAAGGTAGAACTGTAGTTGTATCATCTACAGGATATGATTCTGTTGAGATATATTTACCTGTACCATGTGTAAATGCTTTAGCTTTAACTAAAAGATTAGAGCTTGAAGTTAGAGATAAAGTAGCACCAGGTGATAACTTAATATTAGATAATCCATAATAGTTATCTTTTTGACCATCATCTAATTCAAATTGATCTTGATAATTAGTACCAGTTTCAGAATATGTGTTACTTGTTCCTACATATACTGCTTCAATAGAAAGTACATCTGGTACTCCTAAACTCCAAGGACCAGTAGTTGTATTAGCTAAACTATCTGTAGATAATTTAATATAGACTGGATTATTTAAAGTCTTAGCTCTTACTGTTGGTGAATCATTTTGTAAAATATTATGTACTGTAAAGTCGGTTGCTACATTTGTACCTGCACCTAGATTGACTGTTACACTAGTAGTTGAATTAATTGTAATTTCTCTAGAGCCTTTAGTCATATCGATTGGAACGTTACCAGGAAAACCAATACTTGCAACTGCAGAAGCATTTGTAGTACCTGCATTAGTTCTTACAGATAGAGATTCATTATTAGTAATTGCAGTAATTTCTAATAAATCTGTAGCACTTGCACTGTCTTTAATTGATATAAAATCACCTACAGTATAATCAGATGTAAATGATGTACCTGATCCAGTTACTGAATTAGAACCAGATGTCTTGCTTACTGTACCAGTATTATTTGCTAAGAAATGTACATTTGAATGTGGTATAACTAACCATTCTTCTTTATTGGCGTCAGTTAAATTACCTGTACCATAAGGTAAAGTATTACCACCTGAAAAGGTTAATGTTGCAGAACCACCGGTAGTAAATGTAGCATTTGTAAATGCTTTAAATAAATATTCTTCATTGTTTAATTCTTTAATTGCAAACGTACCAGAATCAAATACTAATTTATTCTGATCTGTATCTTTTAATTCTGCCTGACCTTGTGTATTTAAAACTAAATCTGCAACACCACTAGTTGCTACAAATACACTCTTTACATCTTTAAACGAACGTGATGCGTTCATTTTTATATCATATAAAAATAGTTTATATTGACAGTTAGGTTTACCTACAACACCACTATGATATTCAAAGCCTCTTACTCTTGCATTACCAATAGTAGTACCGGGATCGGCAATAGTACCAAGACCAATTGATACTGCATCTTCTGCTGTATCTTTTAATAATATTTGTTCACCGGTTTTAATATCAAACGTACCTGCTAACTCATCTACAATTATGTAATTACCAAAAGATGTATTAATTGTTTGGTTAGTATTATTTGCAAAATCATCGCCTTTTCTTTGTGCGATTCTAACATGATTTAATGTTTCAGCTCTTACACCGTTTACATAAGCTGTAACAGGGCCGACTACTAAATTATTATGAGTAGTGTTAGATGATATGGCTTCAACATCTAACTTAACTGGTTTAAGAATATAATTACCACTTTCATCAAAAGTTCTTCTTGCTAGTTCTTTATTAACTGCGTTAAATTGTGTAGATGTTCTATCTCTTACAATATTACCATTTTGATATTCTAATAAAACTAAAAACTCATTATTAGTAGTTGCATTAGCACTTGCCATAACTGTTAATGATGGCTCTAATTTTAATCTATTAGCACCTGGAGCGTTCTCATTTGGAGTTCCTGTTGCTACATCAAGAAGTGAACTATCGATATTACTATTTGAAATAGTTTCTATTGTTCTAAAACCAACAACTTTATCATCGGGTAGATTAGAAAATTTTTCTACTACTATTTCTTGAGGTGCAACTCTAACAAAATGTCCTTTTTGAAATATAACACCTTCGCTTGATTTAACTGTAGTACCTATACCAACAGAATTTGCTAATGAAGATACTGTTACTTCTGCAATGTAATTAATAGCGGTTAATGTAGCACTACTACCAGTGCTTGTTGTAATAGATACGTTAGGTGTAGTAGTATATCCAGAACCTTTAGATGCCATAGATACATCAGTAATAGTACCAGATGCATCTGTGGTAATAGTTGCAGTAGCACCGGATCCTCCGCCACCACTAAATGTAATAGTATCACTGTTTGAGTAACTGCTACCGCCTGTATCAATATCTACATCTTCAACTGTTCTTTCTCTATTAAATATTTTTACTGTTTGACCAGCTGAATAATTTTTTTCGTTGCCTGTACCAGTGTTTATATACTTAATATATAAGGTATTTAAATCAGGATCATTTGCAACAAGACCAGTTACTGAATTGACAACATAGGAATGTAAATTAACTGCCTCTTGTACTACTAAAGTATTTGCATAAGAGCTTAAAGATACTGCTTGACCGTCATTTTGTGAATCACCAATCTTAATATAATTTGCACCATAATCAGTTGTAAGTGAACAACCTCTAATTATAGTACCGGTTTTATAAATGTTATCACCAAATCTTTCAACTTGGTTTTGTAAGATGGTTTGTAATTGAGTTAATTCTCTTGCCTGTACCGCTACACCAGGTCTAAACAAAACTCGATGAAAGTTTTTATCCTCACTATAATCATCGTAGTAAGGTGTAACATTTAAATTGGTATCTATCGGCATAACTTCCTCTTATTAAAAACTTAAAATAAACTTAACTGTTTCTGATTGACTTCCAGATCTAGATACAGGAGTAATATTTTCTACATACATCACCTCTCCTGAACCTTTTACCATATCTGAATTATATTTAGTTGTCCCTAAAGTAAATGTCGCAGACCCATCTACTTCATTTATTGGATCATTTGCATCGGCATTTATAGTTCCCTTGACGCTTGTCAAGAATATATAGGTCGAATTAGCAGAATGAAAAAATGCATTTGACCCATCTGCATCATTAGATGTTTGATATACTTTTGCATCTTCAGGCATAAGACCTGTATTAGATGAATATGCAATTCTAAATCTATTATCAAAAGTATTCCAATTATTATAGGTTTTTTCCCCTACAGAAATAGCATTAATTGTTGCTGTATAGCCTGTAGTGCTTCCTATAATAAAACTACCAGTAGTAAATTTAGGCTCACAATTACCTAAAGTCATATTTGGTAAAGCATTACCTGAAAATAAACCTTCTGCCTCTACTTCTGCATATGCAATTCTTGCTTGTGCGGCACCAGTTGCAAATGCTAGATTAGCAGTTAGTGTTGCAGAAGTTGAATTAGTTACTGAATCAATAGTGGCAAGAGTTGAAGTATTAGCTGTTAGGTCTAATATGTAAACTTTATCTCCAGAATCTAACGCTTTATCTAATTCTGTATTTGTACCAGTAATAGTTGTACTAGTTGTGTTACCTGTAACAGTACCTCTTAGAGTTTTATATGATATTTGTGTAATTGTATCTGATGTAGTAAATGTACCAGTAGCATTATTTACTTGTAGATTAACTCCATCAAATAATGGATCCTTAATCATAATAAACTTTTTATAATCATTTTCTACTGTAATAAATCCACTTTCATTAGTTGTATATGTAAGCGATACACCTAGTTCTTTTGACAATAATTCTTTAGGTGCATCTTTACCATGTCCGTCTACTGGTGGTATAATAACTTTAACTGAAGCAGTATTTGATGTACCGCCTGTATTACCTGATATAGTTGGATTGGCATATGTATAGCCACTACCTCTATCTACTACATTTATTTTACTAATATAGTTATTTACTGTTGAGTTAGATGCAATAGTTGCATAAGCTTTAAATCCAGTACCATCCCCATCAATAGTAATATCAGGTCCTATTGTATATGTAGATGTAGAATCAGGTGCAGTAGTAAATGCGCTATTAACTACTATTACTCTTGAAGATGATGTATAAGAAGTAATTCTTTTCAATTGACCTGAACCAGTACCACTAGAAATATAAAGTGCGCTATTCTTATAAAAATCTGTGTTTGAAGATGCTGTATTGGCTAATCTATATGTAGTAGTATTTCCTGAAATACCGGGTATGCTTGTTCTTAGATCATCAACTTGAAATGTTCCAGTAAATGATGTTAAATAACCTGAACCGTTATCTGTTATCTTAACAACATCTATTGCACCACCTACTGTATTGCCAGAAACATTTGCACTAGTCTTTACCGGCATAAAATCATCTGTTGCAAACTTTTCAAAAGTTGCCTCAGGTAAAGTATACATTAACTTCCATGTATAACCATCTGATGATGTTATAAAGTTACAAGCACTTTCATTAGTGCTTGATGGTTGATCATTTGCAGCTACTCCACCATTATTATCTAAACATTTATAAACATAATAAGTAGATCCACCATCTACTGCGGCATAAAATGTTTTACCTTCTAGATCTACATCATGCTCATACGGTGTGTAAACTGTATTAGATGTCCACATATATTTTGGAATAAGATTATATACATCTGAATCAGATACTTTTTTACCAAAAATACCTTCCTCATAAACATCTATTTCTGTTTCTTTATTTGTATCTAAAGGTACATGTGTATTACTAGCATTATTAGCATAATCAGTATGCTTAGATGCTACCATATAATATACATTATTAGCAGGTTCTGTAATAGATTCTATAAACTGATCTGCTAAATGTCTTTTTAATTTTTTACTTACTAGAGTTGCCATATTCTTATTTATTAACTTGTTGAAACAACTGAATTGCCACTAATAGTACTAACTGTATTAGATGTTACTACTAGTCTTCCAAATAATTTTTTACCTGCCACATGAAGCACATTTTTAACTGTATCAAAATATTCATCTAATGGTATTGAAGTTCTTATCTCATATGAATAATTTTGATAGAAATCTCCATCATGTAAATATTTATTATTAGATAAGAAGCCTCTTGTACTATTATAGTATTTTGTTCCTACACCTTGTGTTGCCACATTTGCTTTACCAGATGCTGTATTTAAACCATCTTGAGATGATATAGTAACTGTTTCATTATTAACATAACCAAGACCTGAATTTAAAATTTGTAATGTATTAATTGATCCGTTACCTGATTGTGCAACAGAATCAAATACAGCATTATCACCAATTACGTTTGATGATGCCCATGGCGTAGCTGCTTTAACTTGTGCGGTAGAACCAGTTGCATCTCCAGTTAAATCTGCAGAACCTGAATCTCTAAATTCATTGAATAGGCTTAATCTCTTACAAAATAGATACGTGTTATTAGCATTAGTAACTATTCTCGCACTTGCTGTTGCAGAAGAAGTACAAGCAGATGCAGATAAAATATGTGCTTGTGCGTTTGATGTTATACCAAACATCTGATATATTGTATTAGTAGTAGGTGTAGCTGTTATTAATTGACTGCCTCCCGAATCAGAAGTAATTGGAGTTGAATTAGATGCAAACGAACCTGTAATATCTTTTACAATTAATGTTGTAGAATTAGATGTAACTAATGTACCGCTTGCGTCATTTTGTGTAACTGCATCATCTGGTGCAAAGTTAGTATTTGCACCAACAGTAAGATAATTAGTATTTACAGATGCTTGCCATGTACCAGTATTACTATGAATAACTGTTGTTTGATTTGCACCTGATACTTCTGTTGTACTAATAATACCTGTGGCTGTATTTGTATTAAATGCATCTTTAGAATATACAAACTCACCAGCATCAAAAGTTGTATTACCAGTAATAGTATTTGATACTATACTAACACCAGGTGTATCAATACCTTGTGTAACATTTTCTCCTTCTAAAAATGCGCCTGTTACATTTTCTATTTGTAATACTATATCTTGTTTTCCATATGCTGCAATCTTTGGTTCATATGCTATAACAAAAGGATCATAATTATAATCTTCACCAGGGTTAATACCAAACAAGTTACCAATAGTACCTATTGTATAATCTGTATATGAAAATAAATCTTGTAATCTTGTTTGTGAATCACCACTAGGTGATTTAACAAATCCTAAAGAAGAAAATGGAATTAAATTTGCACCAGTACCACCACTAGTTGTTATACCTGTTTGTGCTGTTGTAACTATACCACTACCTACATTAGAAGATAAAGTAACTAAAGTAATATTACCTGATGCATCTGTTGTGATAGTTGCATTACCTGATTCAAAAGAACCAACCCCAGTATTACCCCCTGTAAATTGTACTGTGTCAGTATTAGAATAACCTGTACCAGAATTAGCAATATACACTGAACTTAAATTACCAAATGTTGCATTGGCACCAGTAATTAAAATATCCATATGTTCGGCACTATCAGAACCTGGACCATCATTATTAGAACTTAATAAGTCAGTGTTAATTCTAACTGATTCTGTATCTACTAATCTACCAACAGAGTAATCAGCACCCGACCCAGTTAAAACTGCAGATACATTTGCAACTGAATTGGAATTTAATCCTGTTACTAAAGTAGAATTACCAGATGCATAAAAAGTGTTATTAGGACTACTAAATCCTAAATGAGTGGTGTTACCTAATATATTATTACCAGTTGCAGATACATCCGTTGAATTATTTACTATTCCTCCAACATCAGATGCAATTTTAATTACATTATTAACAGAAGAATCACCGCTTAATATTATAGTATTACTAGTAGAAAATCTAGTATTATCTGATAAATTAGTATCTTGTAAATTAAAAAGAAAACCATCAGTTGCAGCCGTTGGTGTAATAACTTCCACACTAGTAGATTTAGCATTGGTTGTATATAGTGTTATATCATCAGATCCATTGAATGTCCCAGTTACTCCTGATAGGGCCATTACTTCTACATTTGTATAGGTGTGATAGTTCTCCCTAGGGATAAGTTTAACTATTCCAGTAGCTTCTGTTGTATCTTGTTCTGCAAATAAACCTACATGAATTCCATTTGATCCTATTGTTGCTGTATCAACATTAATAATTGCAACATTAGAAATAGATTGAATAGAACCAGTAGTATTATTAGTTCCTGCATTTTCTTGTCTAATAATATCACCTGCGGAAAAATCTGAAACATTTGTATTAGTTACAACTATTGATTGATTTTTATCAAATAAAATAGAGTTAGAAAATACATTACCACTTATTTGAGATAATGTAATTGTTGCAGCGTTTGATCCTGAATCTTGTGTTCTTAAAACTACTTTAGATAATGATTCATCTATGTTAGTAAAATTTGAATTAATAGAGATAGTTCCTACTACATTATTACATACAAACGAAAAATTATTTTGAGTTACAGTTTCAAATCTTTCAAATGTTGTAATATTAGAATTAGCATTACTTAAATTAAAATACTCAACACCCTTACTACTTACTACTGTCTCAACTGTTGAGTTAGTATATCCCCATCCACCATCGGTTAAAGTTATACTTACTTTACCAGTTGTAAAATCAACTGCTGTAATAAGTGCTTTACCTTCAATACCATTTGTTGATGTTATGTTTACTTCTTCACCTAATGTAAAATTAAGACCTGATAGAGTTAGATTAATATTTGTAAGTGAACCTACTATTTTAGGTGCATTTAAATCTACACCATCTTCAGAAACAATCTCACCGGATCTAAAAGTACCAATTACGTTTGATAAAAATGCTACATCAATAATTTTACCATTAACATTTCTTCTTACAATATATTCTATATTTGCAGTTGCACCTGAACTTGAACCTGTAATACTTTTACCAACCATTGAGTTAGTTCTAGTTGAAATACTAAGTTCAAGATAAATTGGTGAAACATATGTACCATCGGATGTTCTTAATACATCATTACCTGGATAATATACTTCTATATTTCTACCGTATAAATTTTTAAATAAAAGATCTATCGATCTTTCAGAACCTTTACTTGAAAATATATCTTGTGCAGATTTAATTAATTGTTCTTTTGAAACAGTAGAATCAATTGTTGTATTTTTTACAAACTTTTCTTTAAAATGTATAAAGAATTCATCAATAGTTCTATCAACATCTTTATAATCTGTTAATCTTCTTCCATGATAGAGTGGATTACCGTTTACCAATGCACCAACATAATTAGCATATTCTGGTTCATTAGTTTCAAGCCATTTATAATATTCTTCCATAAGTAGAATAAACAGCGGTCCTTGATCTTTATAAAAATCAGGAAACTGTGATTCTATAAAAGGTGAAATAAATCTTTCTAATGAACTCATTCTCTAATCTGCTTTGTGAATGCTTCTATATCTGAATCTCTAATTGTAATAATTGTATTTTTAGATGCGGTTATATCTCTAAACTTAGGATTGGCATATAGTCTTATAGATGCAAAATTACCAGTATTTTGTATAACTAATCCTTCTATTGAAACTTTACCGGTTGTATAATCTACTGTACCAATATTTTTAACAAATACATTCTTATTATTATCATCTAATCTATAGATAACTAACTTACCTGCTCTATCATCTTGAATAGTTGCAGTGCTACCTTCATATGTAAATCTAGAAGAAAATATTGCATGTACTTCTGATTGAACATAATCTGTTTCACCAGTACTTAAACTATACTCAGTATCAAGCTCTATATTATACAATATTGTTTTGTTAAATGCAACTCCTGCAGTAGGTGATAATCTAACAAAAGGATGTAAACGTACATCAACACTAACTACTGAATCGTGTATAGCGTTAAGATCTTCTACTAATTGACTATATCTTAACGATTTATTAAAGTCATTTAGATATGTTGCATTGTAAGTACTAATTTCATTTTTAGCTAACGTCTTAATAGCTGTATCATCTAAATTAGTATTATTAATATTGTATGTAACTGTAACATCGATTTCAACATATAAGAAATCTGGATTAACAACTAATGGTGTAATTCCAACTGTTGATCTTGAACTTAAAAATTCTGTATATTCTGTTTTGTCTGCCTCTGTTATACCTTCATTATTAACAGTATCAATTGCAACAACAACTCTACCAAACTGTGGTGGATCTAATTCCTCACCACCATACACTGCAACTGATTCTATTTCAGGAAAACTTTGTCTTAATAAATTTTCAAAGTCAGATGATGTAATAGCTCTATCTTGGTTTTGATAAGAACGTGGTGCATTAAATTTAATACTTTCAATTGACTCGGCAACACCACCACCTCTTGCCTGTGTGTCTGTTGAAATAGCAGATATGTTAGATTGACCTTGTATTGGACCATCTATAGAAAATACTGCTGCACCATTTGGTAATTCACCATTACATACTCTATATTCTGCAACTATAGTAGAACCGTTTTGTGGTCTTTTTGAAACTACATTATCACCAAATTTGATCTCATATTGACTATTCTCTGCAGCTTGTATATAATATACTTGTGAATTAGCAGAATGACCTAAGAATGAAGTTGCTTGTGTATAGGTATATGAATTAGCACCTTCATTTTCTAATACTGTTATTGTAATACTTCTAGTATCAATAGTTGGATTAGAAAGAACAAATCTTTGATCATTATTCGATGTAGAGTAAATAAATGTATCTGTTACAAATGTTCCTTCAAATATACTTAAATTATCTACATTAATTACATTACTGGTATTTGCAGTGTGTATTGAACTAACACCTGTAGTAAAAATATAATTATTAGATCCTATCTTTGTTGTAAAAGAAGTACCTTTTGGAATTAATAAAGAATCAATACTAGTGGAAGGTGTTACTGTAAATGATACAGTTGCCTCTGCCGATCTATAGGACCTAGGAACATAATTTAATTCTTTAGCATGTGATATAACACTATCTCTTAATTGTGCTGAATCTAAAAACATCTCACTTGCAACCATATTTAAATAGAATGCATTATTATATGTGTTATATGCTAATATATCTAAAAGCTGGCTAATATTAGAACCTTCAAAATCTACATCTTTAAAAGGCGAATCAGCTCTCTTTAAAAAGTTTTTAAAGTTATCCCTAAGACTATCGTAGTCTAATCCTGTTAATTTTAAACTAGTGTTTGCCACTATCGTATCCTATTAAGTAAAATGTCTAAATTGATTGGTTCAGTTTTATTTATTATGTTAAAAATAACATTAACATTTAGATAATGCTCATCTGCAGATGGCGTAACTGATACCTCTAAAATTTTTGCCCTTGGTTCAAAATTTTCAATTCTAGTTCTTATTAATGACTTTAAAGTAC